GTATTTAACAGAACTCATAAGGTTGGCTAAGTAATAAGCTGTGGTTCTTTTTACTCTTTTTCTCCTTTCGGTAAAAAAGTTACAGTCAGTCTTGTGGGTTCTTTTAAATACTGCCGGAAAACTTTTATGAAACTATTGAAAAACAGATGGGAAGGAGGCAGTAAATGGCTAGAAAAGCAAAGAGTTCTGAATCGACTGGCTCGTCCAAGAAGATTCGTCCTGCTTTGACTCCGGAAGCAAGGGAGCTTCAAATGATTTCTCTGGCTGTTGACCTGGCCGAAAAGCAATTGCTGGAAGGGACTGCTTCTTCTCAGGTCATTACTCACTACCTGAAACTGGGATCTTCCAGGGAGAAGCTTGAAAGGGAGCGGTTGGAGGAAGAGAATAATTTGTTGCGGGCAAAAGTGAGAGCCATCGATTCTACCGATGAAATCAAGGATCTCTATAAGGACGCCATCAATGCGTTTCGTATATACAGCGGACAGGGTAACGATGATGATTAGGACATATTCGGAATTATCAAAATTAAAGACTTTCAAAGAACGATATGAGTATCTTCGTTTAGGCGGAGTCGTCGGAGCAGATACTTTTGGGTTTGACCGATATCTGAATCAGATTTTCTATCGTTCTATGGAATGGAAATCTGTTCGTGATTTTGTGATTGTAAGAGATAACGGATGTGATCTTGGAATAGAAGGCCACGAGATATATGGAAAGATACTGATCCATCACATGAATCCGATTTCTGTTGAGGATATTTTAAAGAGGGGCGATTTCCTTTTAAATCCGGAGTACCTCATCTCGACAATTCTTACAACACATAATGCCATTCACTATGGAGATGAGAGTCTTCTCACCACAGAACCTATTGTTCGAAGCAGAAACGATACATGCCCCTGGAAACGTTGATGGGAGGAGGTTATAGAGATTATGGAAATTACGGAAAGCATACTGACATCGATCAAAAAGATGCTGGGTATTACGGAAGAGTATGAACACTTCGACTCAGACCTTATCATACATATCAATTCGGTATTTATGATCCTTACTCAACTCGGCGTCGGCCCGCCATCAGGCTTCTCTATTCGGGATAAAAGCACAACATGGAAAGAATTCATTTCTGACGAGACAAAGTTGCAGTTAGTAAAATCCTACATGCATATGAAGGTAAAACTGCTGTTTGATCCGCCGTTGAGTTCTGCTGTATTGGCATCCATGGAAAAGATGATTGCTGAGGCGGAATGGAGATTGAATGTTGCGGCGGAAACAGATGAGGAAAAATCTGAAGAATACGAGTCCTACGACGGAGAGTACAGGATAACGCCAAAAGCGTTCCAATCCCAGATGCTGGATACCGAGAATAAAGTTCTGGATCGAAATATTGTGGTAACAGAAGTCCCGTATTACGAGACCGGCAATTCGGCAAATGGAGTGACATCATATATCGCAAAGGAGGGAGATTCAAAATGAGTAATGAAGCATTGCTACAGCATCACGGGATTCTTGGGATGAAATGGGGCGTCCGAAGAACTCCCGAACAGCTTGCGAGAGCAAGTGGAAAGAGGGGCAGTTCCGATGACGAGGTGAAAAAGATGTCTGATTCGGAACTCCGTTCAAAAATTAACCGTCTTCAGATGGAAAAGCAGTATAAACAACTTACCAGTTCAGAAATTTCTTTCGGCAGAAAATTTGTACAGGATGTTCTGACCAATGCTGCAAAGGAGACCGCTAAAAATTATGTATCGAAATACATGACGAAGGGGATCGATGCAGTTATCAAGAAAGCGGCCAGCAAGAAGTAGGTGATTCAATTATGGCATTATCGAACACTGCCGTTCCCAAATACTACGGCATGTTTCGGGATGCCGTAATAAGGGGAGAGATACCGGTTTGTAAAGAAGTCTCTATGGAGATGAACCGAATTGACGACCTGATAGCCAATCCTGGTATTTATTACGATGACCAGGCTGTTGAAGGATGGATTGCCTATTGTGAATCGGAACTGACATTGACGGATGGTTCAGATTTGAATTTGCTGGACTCTTTCAAATTATGGGGCGAGCAGCTTTATGGATGGTACTACTTCGTTGAACGAAGTGTGTGGGAGCCAAGTTCAGATGGACATGGTGGTCGATATGTAAATAAAAGAATTAAGCAGCGTCTGATAAAGAAACAATATCTCATTGTTGGACGAGGGGCTGCTAAATCTTTATATGATACTTGCGTCCAATCTTATGGATTAAATATCGATACCTCGACAACGCATCAGGTCACAACGGCTCCTACAATGAAGCAGGCAGACGAAGTGATGTCGCCCTTCCGAACTGCAATTACCCGGTCGAGAGGCCCGTTGTTCCGATTCCTAACGGAAGGTTCTTTGCAGAATACGACTGGTTCTAAAGCGAAGCGAATGAAACTGGCCTCCACCAAAAAGGGCATCGAAAATTTTCTTACGGGTTCGCTTCTGGAAGTACGTCCAATGTCCATCGCAAAGCTTCAGGGATTGCGTCCTAAGATTTCCACCGTTGACGAGTGGCTGTCCGGCGATACCAGAGAAGATGTGGTTGGCGCTTTAGAGCAGGGTGCGTCTAAATTGGATGATTACATCATCGTTGCCACGAGTTCTGAGGGAACGGTGAGAAACGGAGCCGGCGACACAATCAAAATGGAGTTGATGGACATTCTCAAAGGTGATTATGTCAATCCTCATGTTTCCATTTGGTGGTATAAACTCGATTCCATTGATGAAGTTGGCAACCCAGATATGTGGTTAAAGGCAAATCCTAATATCGGTAAGACGGTAAGCTACGAAACTTATCAGCTTGATGTAGAAAGAGCGGAGAAGTCACCTGCGGCCAGAAATGATATCTTGGCTAAGAGATTTGGATTGCCGATGGAGGGCTACACTTATTACTTCACATATGAAGAAACCCTTCCTCATAAGAAGAGAAGCTACTGGCAGATGCCCTGTTCTTTGGGAATTGATTTGTCACAGGGAGACGATTTCTGTGCTTTTACGTTCCTTTTCCCGTTATCGAATGGCTCCTTTGGAGTGAAAACCAGGAACTACATTTCCTCATCTACTCTGATGAAACTTCCGGCAGCGATGCGAATCAAATACGATCAATTTATGGATGAGGGAAGTCTGATTGTCCTGGAGGGGACTGTTCTGGATATGATGGAAGTCTACGAGGATTTGGATAACCACATTGCAGAATTTGGATACGATGTTCGATGTTTGGGGTATGACCCGTACAATGCAAAGGAGTTCATCGAACGATGGTCCTCTGAAAATGGTCCGTTCGGAATCGAAAAGGTTATACAGGGTGCTAAGACGGAATCCGTTCCTTTGGGAGAGTTAAAGAAACTTTCTGAGGAGCGGATGCTTTTGTTTGATGAAGAACTTATGACCTTTGCAATGGGGAACTGTATCGTTATGGAAGATACGAATGGAAACCGTAAATTGCTGAAAAAACGATACGACGCAAAGATCGATGCCGTGGCAGCTATGATGGATGCGTTTGTCGCTTTCAAGCTTAACCGAGATGCTTTTGAATAGGAGGTGACGATTTCAAAATGGAAGTTTCAATCGGTTCCAGGATTAAACACGCCTGGAACGCTTTTTTAAATAGAGACCCAACAGGTTTCTATCGGGACATAGGAGTTGGATATTCATACAGACCCGACCGCCCGAGACTTACAAGAGGGAATGAGAGATCCATTGTTACCTCTGTATATAATCGCATTGCATTGGATTGCGCTTCAATCAGCATCCAACACGTCCGCCTGGACGACTCTGAAAGATTCCTTGAGAAAATTCCTTCAGGGTTAAATGACTGTCTGAATTTATCTGCCAACATCGACCAGACGGGACGTGCTTTCCTTCAGGACGTTGTTTTATCCATGCTCGATGAGGGCTGTGTGGCAATTATTCCGGTTGATACGGATGATGATCCTGATACTACAGGCTCATATAAAATCGAATCAATGCGTACCGGAAAGATTCTGGAATGGTTTCCAAGCCATATTAAAGCGAGAGTTTATAATGAGCGGACTGGATTAAAGGAAGACATTGTGGTTCCCAAAGATACAGTTGCGATTATTGAAAATCCGCTTTATGCAGTAATCAATGAGCCGAATTCAACGATGCAGCGTTTGATAAGGAAGCTGAATTTATTGGACGTTGTCGATGAGCAGAGCAGTTCGGGGAAACTTGATTTAATTATCCAGCTTCCTTATGTAATTAAAACAGAAGCAAGGCGTCAACAGGCTGAGAAGAGGCGTGTCGAGATTGAACGCCAGTTGGCCGGTTCTAAATATGGTATTGCATATACCGATGGTACGGAGCGGATTACACAGTTGAATCGTTCTGTGGAAAATAATCTGATGAAGCAGATTGAATATCTGACGAGTATGCTTTACAGCCAGTTAGGTATCACTCAGAGCATATTGGATGGTTCCGCAGATGAGAAGACCATGCTGAACTATTATAACCGTACTATTGAGCCAATCATTTCAGCAATCGTTGACGAAATGAAACGTAAGTTCCTTACCAAAACGGCCAGATCTCAAAAGCAATCAATTCTGTTCTTCCGTGATCCCTTCAAACTTGTACCAGTAGCTGATCTGTCAGAAATCGCTGACAAATTCACAAGAAACGAGATTATGACATCCAACGAAATTCGGCAGATTATTGGCATGAAGCCGTCTGACGATCCGAAAGCCGATGAGTTGAAGAATAGCAATATCAGCGAGGCAAAATCTGAGCCTTCAAATGAGGGTTCTGATGTCGAATCCGGTGAAAGTGATTCTGGAGCAGATTACGACAGCATCGTAAATGAGCTGCTTGATGGTCTTGAAAAGGAGATTGATGAAATTATAGGAAACTATGTTTCGGATGATGAGGAGGAGAGCTAATGGATATTGACGAGCTCCTTCAACATTATGCATCTCCTTATTATGACCCGGTAAAAGCTCATGAATATTATATGAGAACCAGAGAACTTAAGGGGCGTCGTTCTACAACGAAGCTCAATGATGAAGGTAAAGAAATCTGGGCTTATACAAAAAATGAGATAACCAGCGAGAAGAAGGAAAAAGTAAAAGAAGAACAGGAAAAGCGAGAACAAAAAATTGCTGAACTGAGAGCAAAGGCTAAGGCAACCCGAGAGCAGATCTCAGCCAAATTAAAGGAACTGAATGCTCAGCTTACCGAGGAATCTTCGTCAAGAAGGAGTAGGGTTGATTCTCGTAAAAAATCCGATTTGGAGGATATTGGAGAGGAAGCTGAAGACCAGAAAGAGCGTATTGACGAAAAGAAAAATGCTGAGATTGAACGCTTGATGGCGATAGAAATTCCTTCCGGATTATCCAAAGAGGAAAGGGCAAAGCGAGTGGCGGAGCGCAACGAGAAAATCGCAAAGCTTCGTGATGATGCCAGCGAGGATAAAGCTAAGGTGAGTGAGCAGGCGAAAGTTGAAAAGGAAGAGGTGAGGACTTCCGCAAGTCGTAAAAAGAAGCGAATTACCGAAGACGCTAAAGAAGAGAGGGCTGATAATTCTGCGAATGCTAAATCAGAAAGAGAAAAAGTCAGTACAGAGTTAAAGGCTGCTGTCACCGCCGCCAGGGAAGCTTATAAAGCGGCAAAAGAGAACCTTGATGCCACTTATGAGGAGCTCTATCAGCAAGAGTTTGACAAGATAGCTTCCGAATACAAAGCGGTGAAGAAGCGGAAACGGAGGAAGTAGCAATGCAGCTTTCGCGCAATACTGACAAAAAGGAGTGATTTTCAAAATGGAGAAATACGATTTTAGTGGTTGGGCCACTAGAAACGATCTTCTTTGCACTGATGGTCGAACCATCAAAAGGGATGCATTTAAGAGCCAGAATGGACAAACGGTTCCCCTGATTTGGGGACATAATCATTCTGATCCCAATTGTGTGCTTGGTCATGGAGTGCTGGAAAATCGTGATGAGGGCGTTTATGCCTACTGTAGTTTCAATGACAGCGAATCTGGACAGGCAGCGAAGAAGCTGGTTCAGCATGGAGACGTTCGTTCGCTTTCTATTTGTGCCGGTCAGCTTAAACAGGCCGGAGCGAATGTGGTGCATGGCGTTATCTACGAACTGAGCCTTGTTCTGGCCGGAGCCAATCCTGGAGCTTTCATTGATTCCGTCATGTCTCACGGCGAGACTTCAGAAGACCGTACCATTATCGGATATGACGAGAACATTATGATTTATCATTCCGCCGAAGAGGACGACAAATCCGAGGAAAAGAAGACGGAGGAGAAATCCGAATCTAAGGAAGATAAGACTTCTGAAGAAAAGCCTGAGGAAGATGACGAGACAATTGAGCAGGTATTTAATACCCTCAATGAAAAGCAGAAAAATGTGGTTTATGCAATGATCGGACAGGCTATCGGGGAAACCGATGAGCCCGAAGATAAAAATGATGACGATTCTAAAGGAGGAAATACCGAGATGAAGCATAACGTGTTTGACAACGATAAGAAAAACGAGACCGGTGGCTTTCTGACCCATTCCGCGCAGGAAGACATCATTAAGATGGCGAAGACCAGTCAGGTTGGTACTTTCCAGACGGCTCTTCAGCTTTATGCGGAGCAGAATGGCCTTCAGCATGATGCGGTCAGCGGCGGCTTTGTTCAGACTGGCGACGGAAACGTGACGAGCCTGTTCCCGGAATACCAGGAAGTACGTCCGGGCGCACCTGAACTCATTACCAACGACCAGGGCTGGATTACCAATGTAATGAGAAAGGTACATAAGAGCCCGATTTCCAGAATCAGAACCAGCCAGACAGACATTCGTGGCATTGACGCTCTTCGCGCCAGAGGCTACAAGAAAGGAAAAGAGAAGCAGCAGGCCGGTAATTTCAAGCTGGTGCGCAGAACCACCGATCCGCAGACTGTTTATGTGAAGAATGCTCTGCATCGTGATGACATCGTTGACATCACCGACTTCGATTACGTGAAGTACCTGTATGACATCGACCGCCTGATGCTTAACGAAGAGCTGGCCATTGCGATGATGCTGGGTGACGGCCGTGAAGACGGCGACGAGGGCAAGATCGATCCGGATAAGATCAGACCCATCTGGACGGACGACGACCTCTACACTATTCACGCCGATTTGGATGTTGAAGCTGCAAAGAAGGAACTTCAGGGTACCAACACCGGGGTAAACTTCGGTGAAAATTATATTTACGCTGAAGCTATGATCAATGCGGTTCTGTATGCGAGGGAACATTACAAGGGTACCGGTACTCCGGATATGTACATTACCCCGCATATGCTCAATGTGATGCTTCTGGCCCGTGATATGAACGGCCGCAGAATCTATGCTTCCAAGGCGGAGCTTGCGTCTGCCTTCAATGTGGGTGAGATTCTCACTGCCGAGCAGTTCGAGGGCAAGACCCGTAAGACGGATGACAGCAAGACCAAGAAGCTGCTAGCTATCATCACGAATCTGAATGACTACTCTCTGGGCGCTACGAAGGGCGGAGAAGTCACCCACTTTACGCAGTTCGATATCGACTTTAACCAGGAGAAGTCCCTTCTGGAGACCAGATGCTCCGGTGCTCTGACCAGAGTGTACTCTGCCATTGCGATCGAAGAGGATGTAACGGAAAACCCTTAATCGGCTTCTCCGTTAGTCCCGAAGATGGGGGAGCCAATCTGTTCGGGAAAACAGTAGATTCGTTACAGGAGAATGTTGTTGTCGGGGAGTCCGAGATTACCGGTACATTGAAGCATGTTACCGGATACACGGGATTCAGCAGCAATACTTCTGAGCAGGAAGGAAACTATCTTGCTTTGAAAGTTGATGCTGATTCCGAGGATGCAATTGTGACCGTTGAGCTTGTTGGCGGTACCAAAGGACCGGTTACGCTCGATGAAGACATGAACATCGTACTCCTTATCAAGAATAAGGATACTCAGAGCATCAAGGTGACGGTGAACGATGGGGAAGATTCTGCTACCAAGACTTATGGGCTTACCGGATTGACTTTGGAGACCGAGTAAAGGAGAAAATTCAAAATGGCAAAGTTTTTTGGGAAAATCGGCTATGCAGTATCAAAGGATGTTCGTCCTGGTGTTTGGGATGGAGAAATCACTGAGCGAGAGTATTTCGGAGATTTGATTCGGAATACCAGTCGGTATCAGACTTCTGATAAGCTCAATGACGACATCAACATTTCCAATGAGATCAGCATTGTGGCCGATCCTTTTGCCTATCAGAATTTTCACACAATGCGGTATGTTGAGTTCATGGGAGCAAAGTGGAAGATTTCCAGTGTCGAAGTGCAGTATCCGCGTCTGATTCTGACGGTAGGAGGTGTATATAATGACTGATCGACGAATCCTGTTTCACAAGCTATTGTGTGAGATATTATCTTGCCCGATAGAAGGCGAACAGTGCCGATGTTATTTTCAGCCTCCGGAATCTATTAAGATGAATTACCCCGCCATTGTATATAGCCTTGACGATATTGACAAGACGTATGCAAATGACGGGGTATATTTGTCTAATCGAAGATATGCCGTTACCGTCATTGACAAAGATCCGGATACGTCCCTGGTGCAGAAAGTAACGAATTTACCGATGAGCCGGTTTGACCGGCATTTCAAAAAAGATAACCTGAATCACTACATTTTTAATGTGTATTTCTGAGATTGGAGGAATAATTCAATGAGTAAACTTGTTTGGGATAAAGTTGGAGAACGCTTCTATGAAACTGGCGTTGACCATGGCGTTCTCTACCCGATTCAGACGGGTGGACAGTATAACAAAGGTGTTGCTTGGAACGGTCTGAGTGCGGTGACAGAGAGCCCTTCTGGTGCAGAGCCTTCCCCGATTTATGCAGATAACATCAAATATCTGAATCTGATGTCCGCAGAGGATTTCGGCGGTACGATTGAGGCTTATACTTCTCCGGATGAATTTGCGGAGTGTGATGGCTCTGTCGAAGTTGCTCCAGGTGTCTTTGCGGGCCAGCAGAGCAGGAAGATTTTCGGTCTTTCCTATCGTACCATTCTTGGTAACGATGTAGATTCCAATGACTACGGCTATAAACTGCATTTGGTATATGGTTGTCTGGCTTCTGTTTCTGAAAAGGGCTATACCTCTGTGAATGACAGTCCAGAGGCAATCGCTCTGTCTTGGGAATTCAGTACGACTCCCGTGGAAATTACGAAGACGATCGACGGTAAGAAGCTGAAGCCAACTGCAATTCTTACCCTGGATTCCACTAAGGTCAATGCTGAGAATCTGGCAGCTCTGGAAGAAATCCTGTATGGTAAAGACCCGACTACCCCTGAGGGTAACGACGGTGTTGATCCAAGACTTCCGCTTCCCGATGAAGTGATCGAGCTTCTGACTGCTGAAGACCTCCCTTAATGAGCCTTTCCGTTAAGCCTGAAGACGGAGAGGCTGTTTTATTCGGAAAAACAGTAAATGAATTACAGAGTGATGTGGTTGTCTCCGATGATGAGGTGACAGGCACTCTGAAGTATGTCGATGGTTATGTTGATTTCAGCAGTAATGTTTCAGAACAGTCGGGCAATTATCTGGCTCTCAAGATTGAAGCTGAGCCGGCTGAAGCTGAAACGGTTGTTGAACTTGTAGGCGGTACCAAAGGACCGGTTACTCTCGATGACGACATGAACATCGTACTTCTTATCAAGAATAAGGATACTCAGAGCATTAAGGTGACTACCACACACAACGAGGAAAGTGTCACTAAGACTTATGGTCTTTCTGGACTTACCTTGGAAACAGAATAATGTAAATGTATAGGAAGCCTCGTATTCAATGTGCGGGGCTTCTTTTTATTTGAAAGGAGAAAAAA